TTTAGGGGCTGAAATGCTATCTCTTATCTCAAGTTCGCTTTCGTTTCTGATGGGCGGGTTGCCGTCGATCTTGTCGTTCTTCCAAGACCGAGCCGACAAAAAGCACGAGATTGCCCTAGCGCAAATGCAGATTGAGCGGGAACTGGAGCTAAAGAAAGCCGGTTTTGAGCTTGAGAAGCAAATCGAGGAAATCAAAACTGAGCAAATCAAGGTGCAGGCGCAAAGCCGCACCGAGGAATTAGCCGTTCAGTCGCAGCAAGTCGCTGTAACCGAGAAAATCGCCCTCCTACAGCACGACACGGACAGCGCCAAGGGTGCTAGTCAATGGGTGGTCAATGCACGCGCTATGGTGCGTCCTGGCATCGCCTACGGCATGTTTCTGTTGCTGGTGTTCGTGGATGTATTCGGCTTCCTGTATGCCTTCAAAACGGGCGTTGCGTTTGATGTGGCGCTCAACAATCTATGGGACGATGATTCGCAGATCATTTTCAGCAGCATCATTGCTTTCTACTTCGGTGGGCAGGCTTTCAAGCGATGAAAGTTTCGCCGCTGTGCCTCAAGCTCATAGAACACCATGAGGGCGTGCGTTACAAACCTTACCGATGCCCTGCAAATCTATGGACTATTGGAATCGGGCACGTCATGTATCCCGATCAGGCTAAATTGACAATGGCTGACCGGCTGAAAGTAGACTTACACCCCGAAGATAATAGGGTGTGGAGCAAGGAGGAGGTCTATGCAATTCTTGCAAGCGATTTGGCTCGATTTGAACGCGGCGTTACCCAGTATTGCGGCGAGCTTACCCAAAGTAAATTTGATGCTCTCGTGTGCTTTGCTTTCAATCTTGGTTTGGGAACACTACAGCGCAGCACTCTCCGTCAGAAGGTGCTGCGCCGGGATTATGAGGCGGCTGCGGCTGAGTTCATGAAGTTTACCAAGGCAGGTGGCAAAGTCCTGCCAGGGTTGGTCAAGCGTCGAACTGATGAGGCGCGGCTTTTTTCTTCATTACCCAACGATACTGCTGTTCACTCATAACCCGCTGTTCAGTCTCGGGGCATGAATTGACTTTGCACCACATGACCTTATCGCCGGTCTTGAAAGCAACGTCACACACTTTGCAGCGTTCATAGTTTTCCATTTTGTTCCTTTTGCCGGTCGTGAAATTCGATCTTCAGTTCAGCGACTGCCACGAGAAGATCATTAGTCAATGCCGAGGCTTTCCACCATTGCTTAGCAAGTGCAGCATTGTGTATTTCCTTGCGTAGCTTATCGACTTCAAGAATGCTTTCTGAATAGTCTTTCATGATGCGATCCATACAATAGCGCCGATGATAGCAATGCCTAATCCCATCATCATCACAGCAGCGCAGGAATCCTCAAGCCATGTGCGTTTGTCGTTGATAGGATCACAAAACGCGATAAACACAGCAAACGATGCTGCAATCATAAACAAGCCTCCCCAAAAGATCATTTTTTTTCCTTTGTAAGATGGTAACGCTCACGGCACAGCACGCGGTGGCACTCTTTGCACCAGGACGAGAGCGTTTTGTATTCGGTCAAGTTGAAATCGTTGGGCGGCTTCATCTCGTGACATTTCGTGCATTGTGCCGGGTGTTCCTTCAGCCGCCAGCGTCGCTGCTTCCTCATTTTCTAATTCCTTCAGTTTCTTGTAGTTGATGCGCCATATCATGTGTTTGGCGCGGGTTTTACTGTTCCATTGAAGCTGCAAACCCATGCGTAACACAAGACCATCGCGCACCATGCCTGTCATGTAGCGGGTGATATTTCCAGCATCATCGTTAAGAACGAGGGCGATGTTGGTGGCGGTGAGTTCCATTTCCCTACGCAGAACTTCCTGCATCCCTTCGATGATTTGACGGGCGCGGGGTTTCAGAGTTTTGGCAAGCACGTTACATCCACGACAGAAGGAACTAGCTGATTATTAACTTTGCGCTTTGTGCTGATGACTACGGGGCGCATACCGGCCTTCTCGCATTCACCAATGCCGTTAATGACTTCAAGCCTAGACAGCGGCGGCACTTCCTTTTCCACTTGCAGGCTAGAGATAGCTTCGGGAACGGTGTTACTTGCGGTAGGTTGAAGCGATGAACAGCCGCTAAGAATGACAACTGCAAAGCAAAGTAAGGTTTTCATTTTGCCACCTGTATGAGTTTGTCGCCCTGTTGCTGGCGGGCGCGGTTAAAAATAACGCTAACGTCTGTATGACTAGATTTTGTCGGCGTGAAATGCCCGTCAAGGATGTAGAGATTCCTTTCCCGCAGGTACTTGATGCACTCTTTGCGTTGTTCGTCGTAGCGTCGCGAATCGTGCGGCTTCCAGTTCGATACGTCGATCAAGTCGGGCTGTAGCGCGTCGTAGGTCATCATCCAGTTAATTGCATCAGCTAGTCTCATCGTCATCCTCCGGTAAAAATCTGCGGCGTGCAGGGTTGTTTTGCCAAAAGTAAAGATTGAATCGAAAATTACGGCGTTGCTCTGATGTGATGTGATGCGTAAAGTAGTTTTGAGTGTCGTCATACATGGCTTTTATCAATTGCTTTTTGAATCTATCGCCATCCATGCCAATTATTTCAACGTAATTTTTTGCTCCCTCCATCAAAAACATCATTGCATCCATTGCTTTGTCTTGAGAAACCGGCACTTTGTGCCTGGCTGAATCGTTGCGTTTTGTTGGTTTGAGACAAGCATCAAGCACTGCAAGCGTGACGACATTTGCAAGAAGTTGAGTGCAGGCGATGGTTTGGGCTTCTTCATCCATTGTCGTTTTCTTTGATGAATACGCCGTCGACCATTTTGCCTTTTCGGTCTTTGATTTCTTGCCAAGAGTGTTCGATACAATCTTCGATAGTTACACCAAGCTGCGCGGCAAGAATCGTCAGAACGACAACCATATCGCCGATGCTATCGACGCTCTTATCGGTGTTTTTTCGAGCGATGCCCGATGCTAGTTCTCCCATTTCCTCGATGAGTTTGACCATCTGAGCTTGAGGATTGCTTCCCGAAATCAGGTTGCGATCCTCTGACCAATTGCGGATTCGTTCAAACATGATTGCTCCTAAATGGTGGGGTACTTGCACCGGATGCGCTACCCTGCGTAGTCGCAGAGCGCCGATGCTTTCCCCCGTTAGACTAGAAAGGGATCGAATCTTCCATATCTGACAAGTCGCCGGGATTAGCTTTTTTCTTCGGTTGGTTTTTGTTTTTGTGCTGCATACTGCAAGACATAAACTTGCCCTTTGCGCCCTCTTTGATCCAAGCTGATACCCATATTGGTTCGCCTAACAAGTCAAGCCCATCGCCGCGATAATCGGGGTGGCTATCGGTTTCTTTCTTGGCGTTTTTGAACAGAGTGAACGAGCCGGGTTTTGGTATGTAAGCCATTATTTTTTCCTTATGTTGTCAATCATTTCGGTTACTTCAGTCAGGAACTGCTTTACTGCTTCTTCGATTTCCGTGATGCGTTTCTCATCGCGGTCGAACCGGTGAACAAACAACTGTAGATCGTCAGGCAAACGCGGATCGTAGGATACAAAGTCGCACCATTCCCGACCGGTGCAAGCCATTTGCCACAGCATCTGATTTTCGTACTGTCGAGGCTGTTTCTTGTTGATGAGCGTTTGCAGGTGCGTAGCCGTTTTGGGGCACTTGATTTCGACAAGACCGTCAGTGGACACTAAGCCATCGGGACTAGCAGCGCCTTGCTCAATTGTTGGATGTATGACTAGCCCAACCTCATCAACCGTCCAATTGCAGAGAATTTCGTACTCGGCACGGGCAAACTTTTCTTGATCCGTCCCCCATTGCATTGCAGCATTCGTAAAGCCGGACTCCTGCGGTTGACCCGTCAAAATCTCAGCCACTATCTGCGCCCGGTAGTCTCGATAGGCTGCGGTCGTTTTAGCCGCCATTACATCGTTGATCCTAGAAGCCGTGACCTTACCGGCTCGGGCAGCAAGCCACTCAGGACTGCCCTGCGGCATTGACAAAACTTTCATGCTTCCTCCAGTTCTGCCTTGCGGGAATTCTTGGCAGCGACGATTGCTGTCATGGCTTCGTTATCGTTAACTTCTTTGGCAGCTCTGTAGGCAAGCGTATAAGCCGTTTTCAGCGCATCCTGTGTCGTAACTGCGGCGATGGCATCCAAATGCGTGTTGAGCGAATCTAAGCGTTTCTGAGGGGCATTCTTACCGCTTGCCGCATTGCCGTCGTCATCTTCGGGGGCGACACCGCAGGCAGCGGCAAGGCTGTACCTGCGGGCATACGTCAAAGCACTACCGTAGCCTTGGGCATCAGCCTTGCTGACCGGCAAGTTAAGCACCCCACAGGACAACCACTCACCGGAGGCGTGGAGCAGGATTGTTTCGACGCGCACTTCATCCTTGTCGGATGGCTCGACCCGCTGAATGTAGCTCAACCCGCATTGACCAAAGGCAGGACGAATGGCTTCGACCACCGAGGACAGGTCGGCATACTTGGATTTGAAGAAAGGATTGTTACTATCCTTGATTGCGCCCTTGATGTTCATTTGCGCCATTGCAAGCGCGGTGGCCAGGTTGGTAATGCTTTCTGATTTGTTCATGTTAGTACCCCCGTAACGATAAATATAAAAATTAGTGTGAAGCCAATTGCTACTGCGCGGTCGCCGTTCATATTCCGAGCTTTCTGTTGAAACGTTCATAGTCAGTGTCGCCAGGTCCGACCCACCGTTCCCATTCGCGGGACTTCATTTCGCGGTCAGCGTCAAGCTCTTCCTGTGTAGCGCGAGCGCGAAAATGGATACCTTCCGGTTTGCAAGTGCCCCAATCTGCACGCTCGGTGTTGCAAAAAATATCAAGGAATTTTCCAGTTACCGCTGAGATAACAACCTTGCGATGGCAAGTCGAGGCTTCGGGGTTGTCGGCGTTTAGCTGAAATGATGCACAGTCTTTGCAGAGGTTCATTTGTGTCTCCTGTTGTTGTCAATTGGTGGGGGCTTGCGCCCCCCCGTTGGGTTTACTGAATGGTGTAACCAAGAGCCTCGATTTTTTCCGCAACGTCGGGAGCAATCGACTTGCGAACGTTGATGCTAGTGCAGGCGAAGCCATAACGCTCCGCAAACAACTGCAAACCACGCTCCGACTGAGCGACGATAGTTACCTCGGTAGAGGCGAAGTCGAAAGGAACTACTTGGAAATCAAACATCGGGAAACCTCCGAAAAGTTGTTGTTGTCAATTCGTGCTACAGGACAGACTTTACTCACCTAATTGCACATTGTCAACACTTGTTGCAAAGGAAAATTGTAAAGTATTCTTAACTAAATCAATCCCGCTTGACAAGATAT